CATACCCATTTAAAAGTTTATACAAAAATTAACGAACAAGCTTTGGATCGTGCTAGAAGATTGCTTTGGTGGCATTATAATTGTCTGGTGTGGGGAGAAGCAAACGTTACCAACTATATTTCTCGATTAAGAACGTGGTTATCAACACCTGAGAAATATAGAGGAAAAGATGCCCCAACCATTGAAGCAATCACTAGACCAATCCAAGTGGCTTCAGGTAGCAGAACAAAAACTCAGGGAACTCGAAAACCTCGTGGACTTGAACCTAGAAGAAGAAAAGTTAAAACCACAGTTGTCTATGGGAGAAGACGTTCAAAGTCCCGAGAAAGGAGTTCCTCTTCACCCCAACGTGCGGGCTCCCCTATCCCGCGTACTTCAGGGGGTTCAAGAGGACCCTCCACGACTAGGAGATAAATCTCCTGCGTCGCATAAGTTGGGGAAGTTATCAGGTTTATATCAAATGAAAGGATGTGAATTCAATCCTGAATGGAAAGTACCAGACATCACACAAACACAATTTGATTTGGATATCATTAATGAATGTCCATCTAGGAATTGGAAATATTTGACTCCAGCCAAATTTTGGCCCAAGAGCATTTCCTATTATCCTAGAGAAATAGGGGTTAAACCCAAAATATCTGATAACCAAAAACAACATGAAGCCATTGTAGGAATTTATTTAAATAAGCTCTATGAAGCAGGCATCCTGTATAAGCGTAATTCTAAACACATTGTTACATTTAAAGGAAAGCCCTATCCTTGGGAGACGAAATACCTTGTCATCCAACGACAACAATATGGGCCAAAGTCCAGCAAAATCAATGGCCACTCATCGAGTGGAAGGAGGGGAATTATTGATCCATCAAATATCTCAGCCACTGATAAAGCCAACTCCTCCTCAAACTCTCAGTGGTCGGTTTCCATCAATAGAACATGTTATGGAACATGTGCAGGCAGCGGAAGAGTTAAATACTTTACTCAAACAAGGACTTTATCCGGAAGGAACCGGGCGTGTCTTGGGAGTACCCAATCCCAAGCAACCATCAGCACCTCGCGTGACCTGGACACCGGAAGAAGACAAACAGGCCTTGGAAACTTACGCCAAATACCAGGCCGAACGAGAGGCCGCATTAAAGGAGTTCGAGAAGAAACTCGCTCCCATCAAGCCTCAACAACAACAACAAAAACCACCACCTGTCCCTGCGTGGAAAGTGACCGAGAAAGAGATTCCTTTCGTCGAGTCGAGTACTTGGTCGCCGCAGGAAGTACCAGTAATCAAGGTGCCAAAGGTTCCCAAGAAGAAGATGTCTACTACCTTCGGGGGAATACTACTTGGCCTAATAGGATTACTGGTAGGATTTTTCTTGTTGATAAAAATTCTAGAAACACTGAGGAAGCTAGACTTGTGGTGGACTTCTCTCAGTTTTCCAAAGGACAAAATGCTTTGCGGTTTCCAAAGTATTGGAGCCCAAACCTCTCCACATTACGTCGGATCCGGATCCTGCCCGTGGGGATGCACAGGATTTCTTTGGACCTGTCTCAGGCTTTTTATCATATTCCTCTTAATCCTGCTAGTGGTAGCAGGCTTGCTATATCTGACGGAGAATCTGTCTACTATTTTAGGAAAACTCCAATGGGCGTCGGTATCAGCCCTTTTTTCCTCCATCTCTTCTCTGCTGCCATCGGATCAGAAATCTCTCGTCGTTTTAATATTTGGACTTTTACTTATATGGATGACTTCCTCCTCTGTCACCCAAACGCTCGTCACCTTAACGCAGTTAGCCACGCTGTCTGCACTTTTCTACAAGAATTCGGGATAAGAATAAATTTTGATAAAATGACTCCGTCTCCCGTGACAACAATTCGATTTCTGGGCTATGAAATAAATGAACAGTACATCCAAATTGAAGACTCAAGATGGACTGAATTAAGGACTGTAATCAAAAAGATTTCTGTAGGAAAATGGTATGATTGGAAATGTATTCAAAGACTTATAGGACACATTCAATTTGTATTACCATTTACTAAAGGAAATTCTGAAATGTTAAAACCTATGTATTTAGCAGTCAAGGAACAGGTTAATTTTTCTTTTTCTTCTAGGTATAGGAATTTGTTGTATAAATTAACTATGGGTGTTTGTAAATTAACTTTGAATCCAAAGGTCTCTTTACCTTTGCCACGCGTAGCCGCTGATGCTACGTTAACGCATGGCGCAATATCCCATATCACCGGCGGGACCGCAGTGTTTACTTTTTCAAAGGTCAGAGATATTCGTGTACAGGAATTGTTAATGAGTTGCTTAGCCATGTTAATGATTAAACCACGCTGTTTGCTTTCTGACTCAACCTTTGTGTGTCACAAGAGGTACATGACGTTGCCATGGAATTTTGCTGTCCTCAGCAAACAATTACTGGGCAAAGTTCCTATTTACTATGTACCTAGCAAATATAATCCTGCTGACGGCCCAACCAGGAAGAAACCTCCTGATTGGACGGCCCTTACATACACCCCTCTCTCGAAGACTCCATATATACCACATAGGCTATGTGGAGGTTAAGATTACACCCCTCTCCATTCGGAGCTGTATGCCAAGGTATCTTTACGTCTTGCTTGCTGTTGTCTGCATTGACTGTACCTTCGGTATGTACAATTGTTTATGATTATTGCTTATATATGGATGCTAATGTTTCTAGAGCTCTTAGTAACATATATGATCTGCCAGATGATTTCTTTCCAAAAATTGATGATCTTGTAAGAGATGCTAAAGATGCTTTAGAACCTTTTTGGAAAACTGATTCAATAAAGAAACATGTTATCATTGCTACACATTTTGTGGATCTTATTGAAGATTTTTGGCAGACTACGCAGGGTATGAATCATGTGGCTGAGGCCTTAGTATCCTTGATTCCTCCTACTACTGTGGCAGTTCCTCAAGGATATCTAACGACTCACGAAGAAGCGGAAGAGATTCCTCTTGATGGTTTATTCAATTATCAAGAGGAACGTATTGCTAGCTACCAACCTGATTATCCTGTTCCTGCACGTATT